TATAAAGAAGATTGGGATTGGTTATCACCTATCCAGGAAGATGACTTACCATAAATGACAAACAACAATGGCTACACACAGAAGGAATTACTTAATATGGTCATTGATAGACTTGACAGATTAGAAGAAAAACTAGATGCAAAACTAGATAAAGCAGAGTTTTATAAAGTACTAACGCTACTTGTAGCACTTGGTGGAGTTGTTGCAGCGATTGTAATGTAATGCTAAGAAAATTCTTAGCTGTTCTTTTACTAATACCTTTGCCTGTATTAGCTGACCATGTACCAACACAACCTGCTTATGGTCAAGACCTTACAACAGATAATAACGCAGGAACTATAACTATTGGTATATTAAGTTCTGATGGATTTGAAGATAGTCCACCTGAAAACTACACAATATTTTTTAGTGGTTCTAGTGGTATAACTGAAACAAATAGCTTCTGTGTTACTACATCTTTTGGTCATTCTACAAATAATTGGCAGTATCACACATTTAGTAATGATGATTTAAAATATTACTTCGCAGATTTAGCAGGAGAAAACTTTTATTTTAGAATAAGAAGTAATAATGAAACAGATAATAGTGTTTCTACTTTAACTACTGAAAGTGTTTATAACATTTATGCAGGTGTTGCATTTGAATTTAACCAAACAGATTGGTCAGCACCTACAGGAACAGATGCTTGTAATCCTTATGTAGTTACTACTACAACTACCACTACTACAACAACTACTATTCCACCTGCTGTACCTGATGATGCAACAAATGTGTCAGTAAACTATCAAGGTAAAGATGTTTATTTTGCCTGGGAATATACAGATGGAAATACTGTAGCAAAAGAGTTTCATATCAATTACAGCTATGACAATGCTACTTGGGATAGAGTAGTAATTACAGATACTTCTGCTAGAACATACACATTAGATTATACAAACATTCAGACAGGAACTTTTTATTGGACATTTAGTGTATGTGGAGATTTAGAAAATGGTGAAAGCTGTACAGATAGTGATAGTAATAACTTTGAAACAACAGAGTATGTACCACCTACTACTACAACTTTGCCACCTCCACCACCTCCACCTCCTGAACCTGAAAAGGTAGAAGTTGTAATGGAAGATGGTTCTAAAGCAGAATATGAAACTTATGAAGTAGAAGATGGCACAGTTGATAGAGATAATCAGCGTAAAGCTAATGAAGATAAGTTTGGTTGTTATATGACTGATGCACAAATAGAGCGTGGAGATTGTAAGTTACCTGAAGAAGAACCTAAAGAAGAAGTTATAATAGTTGTTGATGAAGAACGAGATACCAAAGAAGAGCTTCCTGATGATGATGTTGTGGTACCTGAACTGGAATCTAAAGATGAAGTTAAAGAACCTGAACCTATCAAAGAAGAAGATACTCCTAAAGAGGAAATCAAGATTGATGTTGAGAAAATTGAGGAAGAGTTTAAGTTTGAAGAAGAAGAAATTATATTTGAGGACATACCTGAAGATATAATCATTGTTATTGAAGAAGAGGTTGTAGAAGATGAGTTGGATAAAGAGATACCAGGAGATGACATCATCAGAGAAGAAACAGTTCAAGAGGAAGATGTCCAAGACGAGGTTGTACAGGAAGTAGAAGTACCTAAAGAAGTTATCATAGAAGAACTTACTGAAGAAGAAGTAGCTTTGGAAGTTGCTGAAGTAGAAGAAGTCATTAAAGATATTGTCATAGAAGAAGTCACCACTGAAGAAGTTATAGAAGTCATAGAACAAGTTAATGACATAGGTGTACAAAACTTAAATCAAGCTACTGAAGAAGTGAAAGAAGTTGTACAAGCTGTTGTTGAAGAAGCTATAGAAAATGTAGAAGATTTATCAGAAGAACAAGTTGCTGTTGTTGCAGAAGTGTTACAAGTAGAAGAAGATGATGTTGAAATTATTGCTGAAGCTGTCAAAGAAGACGAAGTCGTAGCTGAAGCAGTAGAAGAATATGTAGAGAGAGCAGTAGAGAACGCTAATGTAGAGAATTACACACTTGCTGATGTTGTTACAGAGGTACAATATGAGGCTTTCTTAGAAAATCCTATAGAAGTATTAATAGATTTTGACAACATAACAGAAATAAACTTGTCAAACATATCTAATGATATGACACAGGACCAAAAAGAAAAAGCACAGGAGGTCGTAGTTCCTGTAATCTTGACTAGAATAGCTAGTATGGCTGCGTTTATATTTAGGAGAAGCTAATGATTAAAAAGTTATGGGCTTGGTTTGTAGAAGCAATAAAGGAAACACTAAATCTTAGTTGGACTTTAGTTGGTTTAATTATTGCAACACTAACACTTACTGGAAGTGCAAGACAAATCACAGGTTTAGCTACTATAATAACTTTAGGTATATGGTTGATAACGATAAAGTTCAGAAAGTAACTTGTTGCTCTTACAAAAACGATAAGGGTACACACATTAATATATGTAACTGTAAGGAAGGTGGTATAGGTGAAACTCACAGTTGTTAGAACACAATTTGGAACAGATGCAACAAATGGTTTGTTGTTTATAGATGGTTTGTTTGAATGTTATACATTAGAGGACCAGTATCAAGCAGTAAAGGTTATGCATGAAACCTGCATACCAGAAGGAACTTATGATATTAAGTTTAGAAAGACAGGTGGTTTCCACGCTAAGTATTCAGAGAGATATAAGAATGCACACTATGGTATGTTGCACTTACAAGATGTGCCTAACTTTACCTATATTCTTATACACTCTGGTAATACAGATGAACATACTTCAGGTTGTTTAATTGTAGGAGAAACACAACAAGATTTAGACCTAGGTAAAGATGGATTTATAGGTCATAGTGGTAAAGCATATAAGAAAATGTATGCAAAAGTTGCAGGTCAATTACTACAAGGCAAGAGTGTAAGCATAGAATACACAACAATAAATAAATTATTAGAGGGTCAAGTAGATAATAAAGCTAAAGACCACACAGTGTTAGCTAACACAGTATATGAAAAGCTAGAAGAAATAAATGGAAATGTTTTGATAGGTAATGCTATGTTGAAAGGGAGGTTAATTCAATAATGTTTGATAGAATTAAAAGAGCAAGAAACCAAGATGGTACATTTAAGAAAGATGTATGGTGGACACCCTGGTCTGATTCGTGGGAGTATAAAATGAGTGACGATTTAAAAGATATGTTAGAGCGTACTGCTTGGACATTCATTGAAGCGTTCATTGGTGCATTAACAGTTGCTCCATTAGTTGGTGTAGAAGCTGAAACACTTCAGTTAGCTGCATTAGCTGGTGGTGGTGCTGCACTTGCAGTCATTAAGACATACGCTAAAAAACAAATAACTAAGTAATAGATTTTGTCACTCCTTTGTAGTAAACTGTCAATGACAGGGCAAAGGAGGACAAATGTCCAATAAAAATATACCTGAAGAGTGGGGTAACAACTTCTACAAATCAGGTTGGCAACCAGGTCTGGAAGTCAATGAACAGACAGGCATGGGAGAAATCACACATGTTGGAACAGACCCTAATTATAGGAAAAAGTTTGACCAAATACTAGAAGGTTGGGGTTTTGACCCTAAAATCTACGAAATAGAAGGCTCTGTACGAGCTAGTTCATGGAACGCACAGTTAAAAGGTGGACAAACTACTACTTTTTATGCGTTTAAAGGCATTGTAAAGAAGAAAAGACCTGGACATGATAAGTATTTCCAACAATTATTCAAACAAGCAAGTAAAAAACCAACATTAAAACCTAAAACTTATGGTGGTGATACTGCTTTCTTATTTTTTATGGCTGATTGGCAGCTAGGTAAGAAAGATTATGGCGTTGAGAATACCCTTAAACGCTACGAGGTTGCCCTACAAGATGCAGTAAATAGAATTAAGGAACTGCGTAAGGTAGGTGTCCAAATAGATGAAATATATATGATAGGACTAGGTGACCTTACTGAAAACTGTTATGGATTTTATGACAGTCAACCATTTAACATTGAACTGACAATGATAGAGCAATATGCGTTGGCTAGGTCATTAATTATGAAAACAGTAGATACTTTTCTACCACACGCAGACAAACTTGTACTAGCAGGAGCACCAGGTAATCATGGTGAGGCTTCTAGGTCACAGAAAGGTCAGGTTGTTACTAATAGATTAGATAACACAGATACAATGCACTTACAGATATGTGGTGAGATTATGAAAGCTAATCCTGAACGCTATAAAAAGGTTACAGTAGAAGTTCCTGAAGGTTTCCATCAAGTTATGGACATCAAGGGTATAACTTGTGGTTGGACACATGGACACATGACTTCAGGTGGAGGCAGCAATCCTGAAAACAAGATAGAAAACTGGTGGAAGGGTCAGATGTATGGCTTTCTTCCAGCAGGTGAGTGTCAAATCTTAATCACAGGTCACTATCATCACTTTCGTAGTAAGCAACAAGGTGACAGAACTTGGTTTCAATCACCTAGCTTAGATAAGTCCATAGACTTCACTGCTAGAAGTGGTATGTGGTCGCACCCTGGTGTACTTACATTTACTGTTAATGAAAAAGGTTGGGACAACTTAAAGATACTATAAAAAAAACCCCCACCAAGTTGGCAGGGGTTTTTAATTTTGTTATTTAATTATCGCTAATGAGTGTTACAACATCTTTATGACCAAGCCATTTTTTAAATGGTTCTTCTTCTGGATGAAACATCATTGTTGTTGATAAGGTTAAAGCAAACTCTTGATTTACTTTTTTCCAATTAATATATTTTCTATGATGTATTGCAATCATAATTAACTTAATAAATAGTTTCATTATTCACCCATCCATTCATCACACTTGTCCTCGTGTTCGTTTTTTACAGATACAGAATTAAAAGTTTTATTACAACTCCAACATTCTGATTTTGGTGATGGGATTTTATACATATTTTCCATCCATTTATTTCTAGCCATAATTCCTCCTTAGTATTTATTAGCTAATACCATGTTAGCACATGTTGACACATTTGTCAAATCGTGTATTTTTACAATGGAAGAATTTTGTATTTTTTCTCTTGACCTTTGAAGTCTTTTTCGTGGTAAGTGTGATGTTCTTTTACGCTA